GTTCCCGCCAGCGTCTTGGTAAATTGCAACAGAGTTTGCACTGCTAATTACTCCTCCGTTTATTATTAACGATCCGCCGACTTGGTTGCGAAATGTCCCACCACCCGAGCCTGTTGCTTCGGTAAAACCTGTGAAATTTAATGTTCCAGAGCTGGTGTTTACAACAGAGTAATTAAAGCTAGGGTTTCCAGTAATATTCCCAACAAAAGACGCTGAATTTGTGCCGGATAGAGTGAGAAAATTTGCTGCTACCGTCGTAAGCGAGGCCGTGGTGGCTGTCAATGTGACGCCGTTGTTGAGCACTAATCCCCCTCCTGCGGCGGCTGTAGTTGTCGCGCCGTCTTTCCACACTCGCGAAGTCGCTGATGTGTTCGTGATAGAAATTACAGTTGGTGAATTATCAACAGTGATTGTAAACCCATTGGTGTAAACATCGTCGGACGAATTGGGCGCATAGAGAACGCCGCCAGTAGCCCAAGGCGATGTGGTTGTATTAGTGTCTGACCAGTTGCCAGCTCGGAATGCGCGAACATTTGCCATGGCTTAGAGTCCTTTCGCGGTGATGTAGGTTTGGAGCGCGGCTTGGATCGCGCCAACCGCTTGCTGGGTGGCTTCGTCTGCACCTGTGAGTGAACCAAGCGCGATGCCGATGGCGGCTTCGTCGGCGGTGATGACCTCGCCGTCCTCGATGAGGGTTGGGATGAGGCGCATTGCGACATTTGCGTCACTGGAGCCATCTCCGTTATATTTGCCGGTGATGGCGAGGTGGAGCGAGTAGCGGTCGTAGGTTTTGCCGTCGATTTGGATGGGTGTGGATGCGTTCATAGGTTTATGCGTAGGTGAGGTTTTGTTTGTTATTCCAAGCGCCGATTGCGGAGCTTTCGGAGACTACGTCTCCATTGTCATTGGTTGTTGTTTTGTTGATGTCCCAAGTGGTCACGTCATAGACGCTTCCGCTGGAAGGAAAGTCGGATGTGGAAATGCTGGCGAGGTAGACGGTATTGCCGCTCAAGGCGAAGGCCCAGAAGCGTTCGACCGCTGCGCTGCCTCCTCCGATGGCATACACCGCGCCTGTCCCCGGATGGCGGGAATAGAGGATGTGATCGGCGTGATTAAGGCAAATCTCTCCGAGACCTAAATCGCTAGTCGTCGGGACTTTGCCTGCTACCGTGGATTTTTTGGGTATGATGGTTGCCATTATGGAATGGGGTTGCCTCCGGGGGATCGAACCCCGGAGGCGGTGGAAGGACTAGTAAGTGCCTCCGTCGATGGTGCTTTCGAGGGCCGAAACACGGCTGCTCAATGCCGAATCCGCTGAAGTCCTTGCGGAAGCCTCTGAGAGGATGTCTGCCTCTGCGGCGGTAACCCGTGATGTGAGGGCCGTTGCGGCAGTCACTACGTTGTCGATGCGAACTCCGAGAGCGGAATCGGCAGAAGTCCTTGCGGAAGCCTCTGAAGATACAGCACTTGTGCGGGCGCTCACCTCTGCGGCGAGGTCGGTTTCGAGGGTATTGATGTCCGACTCTGCGGTCGTCACACGACCAGCGAGGGCGGTGGCGGCAGTCGTGAGGGTCGATTCCGCACCTGTGGCACGGGTCACTTCGGCTGCGAGGGCGCTCGATGCGCTGGCGGCGAGGCTAGTGATGGCTCCGTTGATAGTGCCATCGGCGGCTTGGAAGGCGGCGACGACTTCGGTGAGGGAGTCGAGGGCTGCGCCATCAACATTGCTCAACACATTGTCGATGCGAGTTCCGAGTGCCACTTCTGCTGCTGACGCACGCGAAACTTCTGCACTCACTGCCGAGGTGAGAGTGGATTCAGCGGCTTGGGCGCGGGTGATTTCCGAATTCAGCGAAGATGTCACCGACGAAATCGCGGCGGATCTCGATGAGGCTTCGGCTGCGATATCGTCCGCGAGATCACCCTCAACGCCTTGAGCGCGGGAGATTTCCGCATTCAAATTGGAGGTGATGGTCGCGTCCGCTGCGGAGCGAAGCGAGGCTTCTGCGCTGACCGCGGAATCTGCGTAAGTCTTTTTCGCAAAGACGTTTTCGCCACCAATCGCGAGAACGCCTTCTGCCGTTCCGATGAAAAGTGACTTGTTTAGTGTATCATATGCCAACTCAGAGAGTTGCAGACTTTGAGGCTGACCACTGCCCCGTTTGATTTTGATGATGGGATTTGCCATTTGATTTATTATTTTGGTTTTGTTGGGTTTGTTTTGTTGTTTTGGGGGTAACTAGAATTGTCCACAATCGATGGTGGCGTTGAGCAGGACGTAAGTGGTTTCCTGCCAGCGAAAAGTTGATCCCGTGGCGAGGTCGATGTAGAGTCGGGCCGAGCGACCGGTTTGAGGGAAATCGTCTTGAGTCGGATATTCCACGATGCTTTGGGCGATTTCGGGCAGGATGACGTCGATCTTACTGAGATCGAGTGTCTGTGCTAGGTTGGCATCGGTGATCGTTGTCATGCGTAGGTCGATGTCTCCCGGTTATTCCAAGCCACATTGGTTGCCACGGCGCTGGAAGTGATCTCGCCTGCGGAGGACACCGCCGTGCGGGTGATGGTCCACTTGGCGACCGCTGCGGGCGAGCCGGTGACTGGGACATCGGCGTTGAGCAGCATGCCGTAGAAATTGAATGTGCCTGCGGTGTTGGTAGCAAAGGAGTGGACGTAAAGGTCGGGGCTGCGTTGAGAAGAGGAATAGAGACCGAGAACAACGACGACGACCTTGGCCCCATTGGGGATGGCCGTGGAAAACGTGATCGTGCCTGCGCCTTGGTTGACGAGGTAGTCGATGGTCGGTTCTTGCGTGACCCCGTTGATCGTCACAATGACGTGGTTGGGATCGCTGGACTTGAGGCCGGTGATCGTGAATGTCTTGGCGACCCCGTTGCCGTAGAGGGTGTTTTTGGAAGAGTCGATGACGCCAGCCTGTGGGAGACCGAAGTTGAAGACGGCGGTATCGTTTGCGCCCGTGTTCGTGACAAACGGGAGTTCTGTGCCGGTCACGGTGCGGACACTGCCGAGAGTCACATGGAGCGCGGGGTAGCTGACTCCACCGGCAGGACCGCCTCCGCTGGCCTGCGAGGCATCGATGCCATCGCCGCCATTGCGGGAGGAGACGAGCTTGCTCGACATCCACGCAGGCTTGATGCGGCCCTTGCGTTCGGTCGAGTCCCGGCGCATGGCAGGGTTTTTGCCGAGGATTTCGGTTTCCTTGGCGAGGAGTGCGGCCTTGTTGGCATCGCCGGTCAGTGGGACGGCGAGCTTGGCGGCGAGGTTAGCCGTGAGGAGATCGATGAAAAGGGAGTCGAAGGCGAGGACATCGGTGACCTTCTTGACGTATTCCAGCGTGATGGCCTTGCCGAGCCAGACATCCCAGTCGGTCGTCCACCCCGTGGTGACGCCTGGTTGCTTGGTCGATCCGGCAACCACGCATCGGTAGACGACTCCGTTATTGGAAACCGCATTGCCGACATCGTAGACACGATCCACGACCCATGCGGGCGTGCCGGAATCGGCGTTGGAGAGAACAAAGTTGCCTGCGACCTCCCATGCGGAGTCGCCTGTGGAATAGTCGTAGTCGTTGACCCGGAAGACGCGCAGGCAGTCGGACGGGAGAGCGTAGCGGTAGGACCATTTGTACTCTGGGCGAGGGAGGGTCTCGATGACGGTCCCGCTTTTCATCGCCCAAGTCCACGACCCGGCTAGGAGCATGGCATCGCGCACCTGCGGGTAGAGCGACTTCGCAAGAAGCATCGCCTGCGAGGAGGGGCCGAACTGCTCGGCAGTCCCGACCCGCAGAATCGCTTGCCGGCAGAGTTCGTCCTCAGTGAGCGCGGTCGATGGGCGGTCCTTGGCGGTCGCGAGGATCAACGCCTTGACAATCGGGCGCTGCATATTGGCCGAAAAAACCTCGGCCATTTGAGAGAAAAGGTCTTTTGACCCGGTGAGCGGCATCGCGAGGTTCGTGGCCAGCTTTGCAGAAAGGATTTCGACAAAGACCGCCGGGAACTTTGCGGATTCGGTGACTTTTGCGATGTATTCGATCTGCGCGGGAGCCGCGAGATCGGTGTGGATGAACCCATCCACGATCTCCCACTTGGAAAAATTCTCATCCTCATCGATCCCGTTGAGGCGGATGAGTCGCAGGAAGTCGGAGGGAGCAGCAAACCGGCGGGCGTAGCCAAAAGCCGGGGCAGTGGAGTCAGCGGTTAGCGAGGCGAGTTTCCGGCAAAACTGCCAATCGAACTCCGTCTGGAGTTCCTCCAAAGTCTGCGTGTAGAAGAGCGTGCAGTACTGCGCCTGTGCGGTCGCATCGGCAAGCGTGGTGATACGAGCATCACCCAGTCGAGCGAGGGCCAAGTTGCAGATTTGAACGTCCGTCATTGAGGCAGGTACAGAGAGTTAAAAAGTGGGTGGCAGACATTGTCCCGGTCTGCCAGCGGTGTGCTTGAATTAAGCTTCGTCGCAAGCGATCTCGACGACCTTCTTCTCTTCCATGCGGACAGCGGCGAGGCTGGCCACGGAGCGGATTTGCAGGGAGTGCGAGAGGTCCGTGCGGACGTCCAT